AAGATAGGGTATAAATAAATCTAAAAGCATTAATAATGGCGATTCAACGCAAATCAAGAGCATTTAAGGATATTAGTTTGTCTTTTTCACCACATCCAGTGACAAAAGACCTTCCTGTGCTTGTAAATGAGCGAGCAGTCACTAGATCAGTTAGAAATTTAGTTGAAACTATACCTACTGAAAGATTTTTTAACTCTATCATAGGTACAGATATTCGTGATACACTTTTTGATAACTTTGATCGTATGAATGTAATGATGATTGAAGATCAAATACGTGAAGTGCTTGGTAATTTTGAACCTAGAGTTAGTAATGTAGGTGCTACTGTCAAGGCTCGTCCTGATGATAACACTCTTGAGGTTAATGTATTTTTTGATATAATTGGATTAGATTTACCAACACAATCTTTTGCCTTTCTTTTAGAACCAACGAGATAATATGCCCTTTACACAGTTTACAAGTTTAGACTTTGAAGAAATCAAAGTACAGATAAAAGACTTTCTTCGTTCAAATTCAAATTTCACTGATTTTGATTTTGAAGGTTCTAACTTTTCAGTTTTACTTAATACATTAGCATACAATACATATATAAATTCATTTAACGCAAATTTAGTTGCAAACGAATCATTTTTAGATTCTGCAACTATAAGAGAGAATGTAATATCACTAGCAAGAAATATTGGTTATGTACCTCGTTCAAAAACTGCTGCAACAGCACAAATTAGACTTGCTGATATAAATGTTGGACCAACAAACGATAGCACTACAAAGTTTCTTACACTTCGTTCAGGTCTAGCATGTGTCGGTAGTTCAGAAAACACAACTTATAGATTTTCTTTACCTGATAATGTCACTTCAACTCGAATTGTAGATGTCGGAGGAACATCATTCGCTAAATTTGACGATCCTATCACTGTATACGAGGGAACATATCTTCAGAGAGTTTATCGTGTAGATACATCCATGTCTCAAAGATTTATTATTGATAGTCCCAATATTGATAGTTCAACAATTAGAGTATTTGTATCAGGACCATCAGATGTGACTATTGGTAGAAAATATAAAATGGTTGATAATATTTTGAATATTGATAAAAATTCTGAAATATTTTTGGCACAAGAAGTTCAAGATGAAAAATATGAGATATTATTTGGAGATGGTTTATTCGGACGTAAGTTAGACAACGGTTCTGTAATTACAGTGAGATACATTGTGACCGAAGGTGAAACTGGTAACGGTGCATCTAATTTTAGTTTTCAAGGAACTTTTACAAAAAGTGATGGAACTATATTTACACCCTCTGATAGTGTGGTTGTAACTACAGTCTCAAACGCTTCTAATGGTGCTGAAGTTGAGGATGTGTCTTCTATTAAGTATTTTGCTCCAAGACTTTACTCAGCACAATATAGGGCAGTTACACCAAGAGATTACGAAGCAATAATTGGTACAATATTTCCACAAACTGAGTCTGTTGCAGTCGTTGGTGGAGAGGAATTAGATCCACCTCAATTTGGTAAAGTTCAAATCAGTATCAAACCAAAAAATGGTACTTTTGTGTCAGACTTTGACAAATCTCAAATTAAAAATAAACTAAAGAATTACGCTATCGCTGGTATTAATTCAGAAATAGTTGACTTAAAAATACTATATGTGGAAGTTGATACAACTGCTTATTATAACTCATCACAAATAGCATCAGCAACTAATTTGAGAACTGCAATCATAAGTGCTTTGAGTGAATATGCAAGCAATGTAGAGATTAATAAATTTGGTGGAAGATTTAAATATAGTAAAGTTTCTACGTTAATAGATCGTGTTGATAATGGAATCACTTCAAATATTACAAAGATAATTATTAGACGAGATTTAAAAGCATTGTTGAATCAATTTGCTCAATATGAATTATGTTACGGTAATAAATTTAATATTAATCCAGCAGGATACAATATTAAAAGCACTGGATTTACAATCAGTGGGTTCAATGATATAGCGTATATTACAGATGTCCCCAATAAAAATACTGCTGGTAACTTAGATGGTAGTAATATGGGAACACTTAGTATTGTGACTAAAAATAATAGAGGTGAACAAAGAGTTATTGTTAAAGATGCAGGTGTTGTTGACTATATGAAAGGTGAAGTTATTCTAAACACCATTAATATTACATCAACTGTAAGTGATAATAATATAATCGAAGTTCAAGCATTCCCTGAGTCAAATGATGTTATAGGATTGAAAGACTTATATCTTAATTTTGACGTATCAAAAAGCACAATAAATACAATTAAGGATGTAATTGCTTCAGGTGAGGATGTTTCGGGAGTTGTATTCACAAGAGATTACTATACATCAAGTTACTCTAATGGAGATTTAGAGAGGAAATAATTTATGTCACAAATTGACAAAAGAATACAAGTCAATACGATTATTGAAAATCAGTTACCTGAGTTTGTGGTATCTGATTTTCCTAATGCTACAGAATTTTTAAAACAATATTATATTTCTCAAGAGTTTCAGGGTGGTGCGACTGATTTAATAACAAATTTTGATCAATATTTAAAGGTAGATAATTTAGTTCCTGAAGTAGTTGTAGGGGTTACAACTATCACTGCAGGAATATCAACAACTGATACTACCATTACTGTACCTAGTACAAAAGGTTTCCCATCTGAGTACGGACTACTTAAAATTGACGATGAAATAATTTCTTATACTGGTATTACTTCAACGACATTTACTGGTTGTATTCGTGGATTTAGTGGTATTACTGGATATAATGTTGGTGTCTCCTCATCTTTATTAGATATAAATCAAGAAAGTCTAAAATTTAATGAAACAACTGCTTCTTCTCATACATCTGGATCTTCATTAACAAATTTATCTGTATTATTTCTTCAAGAATTTTTTAAGAAGTTTAAGAAAACTTTTTTACCTGGTTTAGAAAATAATGATTTTGCAGATACTCTAGATGTAGGTAATTTTGCAAAGTTTGCTCGGTCATTTTATCAATCAAAAGGGATTGAAGAATCAATAAGAATTTTATTTAAAGTATTATATGGAGTCGAATCAAGAATATTAGACTTGGAAGGCAATCTTATTAAACCATCTGATGCCGAATTTATAAGAAGAGAAGTGGTTGTAGCAGATTTAATTACACCAAATGGAGAACCACAGAATTTAACTGGACAAACAATATTCAAATCAACTGATACCGCTACAAATGCATCTGTATCTGAAGTTGAAATTATAAAAAGAGATGGAAAAAATTATTTTAAAATTGCTCTATTTGTTGGTTTTAGTGATCGTGATTTAATTGAAGGAGTATTTACTGTACCAGGTAGCACTAAAGTTCTCGATAAGGTAGACGCAGGTGCAACAATAATTAATGTGGATTCAACAGTAGGGTTTGGCACTACTGGTACTATTATAAGTGGTGCTAATTCTGAAATAAATTATACATCAAAATCAATAAACCAGTTTTTTGGATGTAGTGGTATTGGTGTAGGTATAGGAACAGCAGATAATGTAAGAGCAGATGAAACTATTTTTGGATTTGAAAATGGTGACTTATCAAAAAGAATTGATTTACGAATCACTGGAGTATTATCTGAGTTAGTACCAATTACCGATATAAGTTTAATTAATGAAGGTGAAAATTTCTTCGTCAAAAATATTGGTGAAAAAATTGAAAATGATAGTAAAAACTATAAACAAATCTTTGCAAACTCATGGATCTATAATACAAGTTCAAGATTTCAAGTTGATATCCCAGTCGGTGGTTCAACATTTACATTAAGAACTCCAATAGACAAATCATCTCTTAAAGTTGGTGATAGATTTGATATTTTAAAAAGAAATGAACAAGTAATCGCTGGAAGTGGTCAAGTTGCCAGTGTAAACACAGGTCTAAATCAAATTACAGTGTCTAATATCGCTGGATTTACACAGGATGCAAATCAATTATACGATATTCGTAGAAAAGTTGAGAAAGTAACAAGTAGTGGTGTATCTATTGGTCAGGGAAATGATCAAATTATTGCCGA